AACTTCAGGCAATTTGTTTTTGTTACTTACAAACCCACTAGGCGTTGTTATTCTATCTAATCCCATACCTATCCAAGCTATTGTATCTACAAAATCATCATGTCTTGAGTTTGGAAATTTTAACAATTCATCTACAGCTTTTTGTGTCCAGGGAGATGTTTTTGGCAAAAATACTTTTTTCATAGCCATTCTACCTAAAATAGATTGCGCTCTTTGCACTTTGTTAGCTACTGGTGTAACTTCATCAATTCTGCAATATACTCGCTCTTCTGCCATTCTCTTTCTCAAAAAAGGTTTTATACTCTTACTAATATGCCCTTTTTCTGCCCACCATATAAGGGGTTTGTGTTTTTTTATTAACGTAAGCATAGCTGTAACAACTTTATCTGTAGGTTGCTTTTCCCACCACGCATCAACAAGATATATGTCATCATTGCCGTCAACGCCTACAATTAACAAACAAGTAGCGTCATTCCTTGTTTTATCTATTCCTACAGCATGATCGCTTGCAGCATATATTCTTAAATCTTTTGGTAAATCTTTTTTGTCATAATAAACTATATTAGATCGCTCAAACAAATCTCCATCTTCAGGCGTTGGTCTTTGTTGATACAATGAAGTAAATCCTCTTACATCTAATCTTCTTTGTGCCTCCATAAATTCCATATCAAATCTTTCAGGCCACAATAACTCGCCATTTTTACGCCCTAATGGATCATCGTCCTCTGCAATAGCTGGTAAGTTTATTATCTTCCATTTTGACGCTTCTTCTTCTGTGTAATGTGGATTTGTTGGATCTGTTAATCTACCTATTAAATCATCTTCGTGCCATCTAGTTTGTACTATGACTATTGATGCAGATGCCGTCATTAATCGTGTCATTAATACTTGTGTAAACCATGTCCATAACTGCTCACGCAATGTTGGAGATCCAGCTTCCAAACTATCTTTAATAGGATCATCTAAAATAACAAAATCTCCACCTCGTCCAGTAATTGATCCACCTCTACCAACAAAAACTGCCATGCCACCTGACGCTGTTTGTATTCTGCTTTTTGATGCACCACCTAATCTTAATCCAAAATTAGGAAATACTGTTTTATACTGAGCAGACGACATAATCGCTCTACAATCAGCACCAAAGTCTTTTGCGAAATCTTCGTTATATGTTGCAAAAATAACGTTTCTATATGTGTCTTTTCCGACTATCCAAGGTATAAAACGCCTTGATATGAGTTCTGATTTTCCGTGTCTGGGAGGCATACAGACTATTAATCTTGGAATATGCCCCTTTTCTACCTTTTCAAGCACTTTGGCTAATGCTCGGTGGTGCTTTGAGTCTTTAAATAGCGATATATCAGTAGAATTAAAATCATCAGGATCAGGCATTGTAAATTTTGTGAATTTCATAAAATCTGTGCGTGATTCAATAGCTACTTTTTGCCGTTTAGCAGCAGCTATCTTTGTTTCTAACTCAGTTAATTGCTTTTTGTTGCTCATGTAGAAAGCATCTCCAATGATGTAGCCTTTACGCCTGAGTTTCTGTTTAACCAGCCGTTTCCAAACGTATTAAATGTCTTTAAATTTCTGTAAAAATCTTCTCTTTCCAAGCATAAAGCCTCAATTATGTCTGATTGCTCCATTTTATCGACCATAGCTAGTGTTTTTGAGCCAATAACGCCATCTTGTTCTGCTCCTACTACGCCTTGTAAAAATTTTGCTGCTCTGCTTACGCCATGATTGACACTCATATCAAAAATTACATAGTCAATGCCGATTGGTAGCTGATCGCATTTAGCTTTTAGCCAGTAATTTTTTTTATAAATAGGCATAACGTCATCTACAGTTATGTCTTGCATATCTTTAACCATTAAATCGTTTTCAGCTATCCAATTGTCGTAAACTCTTTTTGTTACACCTAAGTTTGTTTCGCCTCCTGGATCTTCAGGGTGGAAAACGTAGCCTCCCTCATGCTCTAATACTTTTACTAACGATTTATCAAAGTTACTTTCCATGTTTTTTCCTTTTGTCGTGAAGTTTACTTACATGAAGATGCCAAAAATAATTGCCAATCTTTGTAAATTTTTTCGATATATATAAATAAAACCAAATCATTTTTTAAACTTTGCTATAGATTTAAGGCCAAAGCTTGCTGCTATACTGGCTAATATTCCGTATTTAATAAAATCAGGTGCTTCATTTAGAAAAGCAAAGCCATCTTTCATAATTGGCTGTAATGGTTTTATGAAACTTGCGCCTATTATTAAAATAAAAAAAATTGTCCAGGCTTCATCTTTCCAACTTCCGTCCATGTTATCGACTGCTTTTTCGTCCCATGATCCCTCTTGCTCGACACGCTTTACTTGTGCCTCTACTTTGGCAACTTCTAGCTTTTGTTTCATCTTAGATTTTTCTTGCCTACCCTCTAACCATGTACTAGCTAGACCAGCTACTGCATTTACTATTGGTAACATTCTAACCTCCTTTTAACATTTCGTTTAAACCAAAACCCTCAAGCAAAATTAAAGTAAAAAATAATAGCAAGATTCCACCAGCTATTAGTTTTCCACTAAAATTTGTTGATCCTATTTTGATAGCAACAAACTCGTTGCCTAATATTCTCAAAGATAACTCAAAAGAATTATCGCTAACTTTTACGTTGCCCCAATCTGACAATGCTTTTTTATCACTCATTAATACACCTTTACTTTCTTTGGATTTACATAAGGTATTAACTTGCAAGAACATTCATATGTTTCATTGCCATTTTCAGTTTTTATTATCTGACCACTTAATTTTTCGGAATAATACAAACAATCGTTTACAGATTTAAAATACACAGATCCAGTATTTACAATCCCCAGCATACAGCTTAGTAAGAAACAAGTCATATCAAGCCTCTTTTCTTAGCTATAATTACAAGGACTGTAATAACGCCACTAAACAAAGCCGTAATTAATATTCCTAAAATAATTTTTAAAATCATATCTTGTATTTTTTCTTTGCTTTTTTGACGATCAATTGCTGCTTGTTTTCTTTTTTTGCGAGCCTCTGCGCAGAAAGCTATATAGTCCGTATAAAGATTTGCACGGCCATGTAACTGCATAAACTCTCTCAAAATCTCTTTTTTTCGTCTGATTTCTTCTAATGCCATAAACTCTTCTAGGTCATTGTCGGTCTTACCTAAAAAAGCAGTCCAAACACTATTTTTTCTTTTATGCAATTCTTGTTGAAGTTGATCTTCTGCACCTACAAAATTAGCGATGGCAGCGCCAGCTGAACTTATTTCACGGCCATTTTCTATCGTTTGTTTTATTATGGCGTATGCCCCATTTGCGAGTGCTAGTGCCTCTAACACGGCTATCTCACTAATAAGCCTATGAGCAACAGCACAATCGCAGATACTGAAGAGATCATATAAAGCTCTATTCGTTTTATTCTTAGGATAGCTTCTTTCCAGCGTTCATCAGATACAGCGATATGCTTTTCTAGGCTTACATGAATTTCTTGGAGATTAGGTTTTGCCATTATCCAGCTATCTCCAATAATGTTATAGAACCACTTCCAACAGCAGTACTATCACCATCTACTAATTTCATATATAGTTGATATGATACAGAGCTTGTTGAATTTGGTGAGTCTAAAAAATTTATTACAACATTTGTCATTCCCAAATGTCCTGAACCACCATAATCATAATGCCTTATGTAGTTTTCTTCTGAAACTGCTGAACCACCTCTATAAATTACAAATCTTCCTTGAGAACTGTAACTGTTATTTTGATAATTTTCACAATTATGTGATGAAAGAACTAACACCTTACTACTTGTGCTTGAAGGTGTTATGGTTGCATTAGTATGAGTATAATTTACGTAAGATGTAGAACCGGTTGCTTGATACGTAGTGCTACGAAATTGCACAGCTTGCAACACACTACCAGTAGGCATATTTGCTGAAGATAAAGCATTCTGACCAGTAAAGTTTAGTTTTGTTAATGCCATACTAACCTCCTATTTCCATTATAGTTAAAGAGGAAGTACCTCTTTGGTCAGAACCACTTGTGTTGTTACTATCTCTACCAACTTTATTTATATATGAAGTACCAGTATCTCCTCTTGCAGAAAATTGAACTTTGTATGTAATTGCAGAAGTAGTTTGAGGATTGTCTAATTTTTCAGCACTAATCATTGCAGAAAGATAGTTAGTTGCATCAGTTGAACTAAAGCCAAAATGTGCTGTTGACCTATTAAAATTTGCATGACCATCAGGAAGCGAAATTGCAGTAGAATCTCTCATTAATCGTGCAAATAAATGATTTGCGTCAGTTGATGCAAAAAGATTTGCCCTTACAAGAAATTTTGATGTGCTTGAAAGAGGAGTTATTGTTAAAGCTAAGTCTGTAATATCTACAAAAGTGCTACCAGTTGTACTTTGTGTATCTGTTTTTTCTGCAAAATATACTTTTAACACATGACCAGTTATATAAGGAGTGCCAGTACCACTAGCATTTTGTATGTTGTCTACTTTAAGTATGCTTGTCATTCTATGCTCCTAACCTACTAACTTGACAGAAAATGCTGAATACTGACCACTTGAATCTATAAAAATTTGTCCACCACTTAACTGAACTGTAAAATAATCTCCAACGGCACATTCACTTAAATAAAAAGTAGTTATTGGAACATGAGTGCTTGCAACGTCATTATATCCATGACTTGCAGTTGCACCATTCTTTTTAATAATTATGCTATGGTCTTGTGTTGTGTTGTTATGACTTAAAATTGTAAATTTAGCTTCATAAATCCCAGCTACTGGAACAGTAAATCTACCAGTAGTTTCACTATAACAAGAACCACGATTCAGTATTATATTATCAAATCTAATATCGGTATTATATGTTATATATGGATTACTAGGGTTTTGTGCATTTGATGTTGTTAGCTTTACATAACAACATGGGATTTGAGGTAAAGTTGCAACACCACCACTACTTATAGTCATGGCATTAGTTCCGTTGGTATGTGATATGTTTTCTACACCTAGTTTACTGCTCATCTTATGCTCCTATCCTATTAAAAAACCACTAAATGAAGCAAACGCTTTATCAGTATTACTAAAAATTGTGCCTGAATCTTTGTACACATGAACAGTATCGTTGACACCTAACTGCACACAACGACAATCATTTAAAATATGTTGACTTCCACTAAATCCTTGTGATTTTACTTCAGATAAAGTGTCTGCAGAGCCTCCAGATGGTGTTTTAAAAAGTCTTATTTGTGCTGGATTGAAAGAGCTAAACATAACATGAAATTGAAATTGGTATATACCAGTTATAGGTGCTGTAAATTTACCAGTGCTTGTTGAATAAGAGTTTGATGTATCAAACAATGTACTAGTCCAAACAATTATTGCTCCATCTGAAACACTAGATGGTTTTGTTTCTGTGCAAAAAGATGGTCTATTAGGA